TAGTCGCTCTTAACTATTCAACTGCTGGCAACGTCACAGCCACAGGAAATGTAACAGCCACAGGCAACGCAACCGCAGCAAACTTTATTGGTGCAGGGTTAACCCTAACATCCATCAACGCTTCTAATATTAGCGCTGGAACTATTTCTAATGCTCGTACAACCGCCAGTTCATCAAACGGTGCATCGACCATCATTACACGGGATTCAAACGGTTCTTTTTCAGCTAATGCTGGTAATTTTGTTTCTGTGTCTGGTACGCATTCTGGAGATGGTTCTGGGCTAACAAACTTAAACGCATCTAATCTTGCTAGTGGCACTGTATCTACTTCCCGTTTGTCTGGAACTTATAACATCAGTATTTCTGGTACGGCAGCTACTGCAACATCTCCAGCTTCTGGTGGTTCATTTATAACCTCAAGCAATATCGGCAGCCAGTCAGTTGCCTTTGCTACCAACGCTACAAACGCCACAACAGCATCAAATGCAAACGCAGTATTTGGTTTAACTAAATTAGGCTTGGGTATTACTGGGGAAGTTTGGAACGGTGTTACTGGGTCACGAGCGCTAAATATTACTTACACAAACTCCAATAGCTATCCAATTATGGTCATTGTTTCTATTGGTTATCCAGCAGGAGGTAGCAATTCTGTTAAATCTAGCATAAATGGTCAAGACATTAATTATGAATCTGGTAATAACCAAACAGACACTGGGGACTCTCTTGGTTTTATAGTTCCACCTGGTGCAACATATGCCGTTATTGCAACTTCAGGAACACCGTCGCTTTCTAATTGGGTTGAACTATATTAAGGAACCAACATGATTAAAGAAATTCAAGACTCTGTAGATGGTGGTGAATTTAAGCCCCGCCATACGATTGAAATCTACTGCCCTAACTGTGGGTACGATGTTTCTGAAGCCGAGCTAGCTGCCAAAATGTGCAGTGATTGCGGGCATAGCCTTGAAGAGCCAGAGCAGCATGTATCAATCGTGGTAGCCAATATGTCGTTTGGCGGTTCAACCCTTTGAGGCAAAGAACAGTGAGATATGTCAGACGAACTCGGATTGGGCGCTGGTGCCAAGGGGATCAGCGAAGGGTTTAAGACTGGTCGAGAGGCTGGTAAGGAGATTGGTAAGAACATCGAGGATGTTCAAAAGGAGGCAATAGATCTAGCAAGGCAGAAGGCGCAAGCAAAGATACGAGAGCGCAGGGAAGCTGAGTTAAAGAAGTCCAGAGCAATATATAAAGCCCTTGAAGAGTACCGTCACAAAAAGAAAATAAGTGACGAAGAGTACAAGCTGAGGGTTGATTTTATTAAGCAGCACGGCACCAAAGAGTGGCAAAAGGTGCTAGACATCAAGACCGAGATTGAGCGGCTTGAGAAAGAAGATCAGAAGTATTTTGATGCAGAGTTGGCAAAGGTTAAATGGGTGCAGTTTTGGTGCTTTTTAGTAGCAGCCTGGATTGCTTATTACGTTGTATGGGGGAGTAAAAAATAATGCTTACACTAATATCCACAGCGCTGTCCTTCCTGATGGGGGGCCTGCCTAAACTACTGGACTTTTTCCAAGATAAAGGCGACAAAAAGCATGAGCTAGCCATGGCTGCCATGCAGATGGAGCGGGAACTAAAACTTATGGAGGCTGGTTATGCAGCCCAAGCCCGTGTAGAAGAGATCCGTACCGAGCAAGTATCGATGGAAACTCAAGCTCAAGAACGCACGGCTATGTACAACCACGACATCGAGATTGGTAAGGGTGCGTCCCAGTGGGTTATTAATCTACGTGCCTCGGTGCGCCCGATGGTGACTTATCTGTTTGTAATTCTCCTAATCATCGTAGACATCGCCTCGATCTGGTGGGCGTGGTCTTCTGGAGCTTCATTTGTAGAGTCTATGGACAAAATTTTTGATAGCGATGAGATGCAAATTTTGTCTTCCATTATTGCGTTTTGGTTTGGGACTCAGGCATTTTCTAAGAAATGAAAGTAAGCGATAAAGCCATCAAGATGATTAAGCACCACGAAGGCGTGCGCCAAAAGCCGTATCGTTGCCCAGCAAAACTATGGACGATTGGGGTGGGCCATGTACTCTATCCACGCCAAGGTGCTCTAAAGATAGATGAGCGGGATGCTTACCCACTAGAAGAACGGGATAACCGCACCTTTTCAATGGAGGAAGTAGATGACATTCTTCGAGACGATCTTAATCGCTTTGAACGAGGTGTTGAACGCTACTGTCCCGTTAAGCTCACTCAAGGTCAGTTCGATGCTCTTGTTAGCTTTAGCTTTAACGTTGGGCTTGGAACACTACAGCGCTCAACCCTCCGTCAGAAGGTTCTGCGTGGGGATATGGAAGGCGCTGCGGAAGAGTTCTTGAAATACACGCTCGCTGGCGGTAAAGTACTAAAAGGCTTAGTTACTCGTAGAAACGATGAACGAGCATTATTTTTATCCTAGGGTAAACCAGTATGCCATTACAAAAACTCCAATTTAGACCAGGGATTAACCGAGAAGGTACGGACTATTCCAACGAAGGTGGTTGGTATGCTTGTGACAAAGTGCGGTTTCGCTCAGGTTTTCCTGAAAAGATTGGTGGTTGGATTCGGCTATCTAATGAAACCTTTTTAGGTATTGCCCGTGCGCTGTGGAACTGGGTAACTCTTGCTGGCGCAAATTTATTAGGTGTTGGCACAAACCTAAAGTACTACATTGAATTAGGCGGTGACTACAACGACATAACGCCAATCCGAGTTACTTTTACAGCAAACTCATCCCCAAACACAGTGAATTGCATTGCTACGACCAATGGCTCTAATGTAGTAACTGTAACTTTAGTCGGTTACGGAGGCTTAACAAATGATTTTGTAACGGTTTCTGGTGCTAACGCAATTGGGTCAATTACTGCCGCAGATTTAAATAAAGAACACCAAATTACTTATATTGATACATCACGCTTTTCTTTTGTGGTTGCAAATACCGCTAATACAACGGTTACGGCTGGCGGTGGAAATACAATCAGCATGGCGTTTCAAATACAGACTGGCTTAGATACTTTTGTTGTAGGTACTGGCTGGGGCGCAGGAACTTGGCCTTCTTATATTACAAGCACTTTAACAGACCCTTTTACTTGCACAAGCCCTGGTACTACCGTCACTGTAACGCAAACTGCTCATGGGCTTTCTAACGGTAACTATGTGGCGTTCAACAGCATTTCTGGTAATGTTTGCGGTATAGCTTCTGCCCCGTTTATTAAGGCACTGCCGATTACGGTGGTCAATGCAAATGCTTATACTTTCTCAACGATTATTGGATCTAATACATACACCACCTCAGATAACGGCCCAACTGGCGGCACGGTTGTAGTTTCTACGCCTGTAGCTCCTGTGCGTGGTTGGGGTGCTGCAGCTGATGTGGGTATTGGTCAACAGCTTCGTTTATGGACTAATGACAACTTTGGTGAAGACTTAATTATTGCCCCTCGTGGTGGCGCTATTTATTACTGGGATGCAACCCTTGGCGTAACCGTTCGGGCGGTAGAATTAAGCACACTAGCTTCTTCTAGTACCGTTCCTAACACGTCTTACACCTATCAAGACTTTGTGCCAAATCAAACCAATCAAATTATTGGCTCTGCTATTCAGCGTTTTGTTATTGCGTTCGGTGCAAATCCATACGACCCAACCAACCCAACCACTACATTTGACCCACTATTAGTTCGTTGGTCAGACCAAGAAGACCCATTTACGTGGGTTCCAGACGCTACTAATCAATCGGGTGAGTACCGCCTTAATATTGGTTCTTTTATCATGTGCGCAGAATCTACCCGCCAAGAGATTTTGGTTTGGTCAGACGCTGCTATTTATTCCATGCAGTATCTTGGACCACCCTACGTTTGGGGTTTCCAGTTGTTACAAGACAATATTTCCATCATGGGACCAAACGCTGCAATTACAATTAATAACGTAACTTACTGGATGGGAACGGATAAGTTTTTTGTCTATTCAGGTCGAGTTGAAACCCTACCTTGCTCGCTGTGGCAATACATTTTTGACGATATTAATAAAGATCAAGCTTTCCAAGTTTTTGCTGGTTCTAATGAAAGCTACAGTGAAGTTTGGTGGTTCTACTGTTCAAATGGCAGTAATATAATTGATAAGTATGTAATCTATAACTACCTAGAGCGTGTTTGGTACTACGGTTCTATGAGTCGTACGGCATGGTTAGATTCACCATTACGGCGGTACCCAATGGCAGCGGATACTACTAACTATCGTATTCTGTATCACGAAGCTGCGGTTGACGATGTATCAGGATTAACCCCAGTGCCTATCAATGCGTACGTCCAATCTTCTGACTTTGATATTGGGGATGGTCATAACTTTGGGTTTGTATGGCGTATTCTGCCCGATATTAACTTTAACGGCTCTAACGTCAATAACCCTTATGTAACAATGCAAGTTAAACCCCGTAGGAACTCAGGAACGCCTTATGGCGCATCGGATGACCCTCAAGTAACAAGCGCAGATGATTTTTCGGGTGCGCCAACATACAACATTCAAGAGTTTACAGGTCAGGTCTATACCCGGTTAAGAGGACGTCAGTTAGCTTTTAGAATTGAATCAGACAGTCTAGGGGTATCTTGGCAGTTAGGTAGCCCCCGAATCGACATTCGTAATGATGGAAGACGTTAATGGCTGACCTAAACCTACGCCCGTCAAAAGCACCTAACCTGCTAATTGCGCCGGTTCAGTATGCGCAAATATATCAAGATCAGCTAAATAACGCTTTACGCCTTTACTTTAACCAAGTCGATAATTTTAGCGGTACATTACTTAGTCCAAACGGTGGGCATTATCTTGAGTTTCCCCATATCGCTGCGTCCGATAACACAGACCAGCTTGCCACTGCCTCAGATACCCCTACAGTAGTTGCATGGAATACGTTAAATAGTGGTAGCGGATTTACTTTAGCCGCCCCTGGCACCGCCACCGCTGAAGTATCTGGGATATACAAAATTGCGTACGGGTTACAGTTAGCTAATACCGATAACGCTGCCCACGATGCAGCAGTGTGGCTAAAGATAGACACGGGTTCTGGGTTTGTAGACGTACCTAACTCTGCAATTATTTTTACTTTGCCACCTCGTAAAAGCGCTGGAGTTCCTTCATATTTACTTGCGTTTTCAGAAATAGTGTTTTCAATAAATGCTGGAGATAAAATAGAATTGTACTGGGCGACTAATCAAGCCTACGATACCTCTCCTGCAACAGATGGGGTTTATATAGAACATTTGCCTGCGCAAACGGTACCTTACGCCAGACCAGCCATACCATCTGCAGTTGGCTCAATAACCTTTGTTTCTAGGCTTCCAACTACGGCGTAAGAATGATAAAGTACTGTTTAAATTAGGCGAGGTATATCTATGGGAACCGGTGTAGGCGAGGCAATGTTAATTGGTGCCGCTGTCGGAGCGACGGCAGGTGGTGCTGGTGCGGCTATTCAGGGGGGAGACCCACTTAAAGGTGCTCTGATGGGCGGTGCTACTGGCGCTATTGGCGGGGGTCTTGGTAGTGCTTTTGGCGCTACGGCTGGTGCTACTTCTGGGGCTACTTCTGGGGCTACTACTGGCGCAGGTACGGGTGCGGCTACTGGGGCTGGTACGGGTGCGGCTACTGGGGCTACTACTGGCGCAGCAACGGGTGCTGGTACGGGTGCTGCTACTACTTTTGTTCCATCTAGCACCGGGTTGATGGCGCTTCCTGGGGAAGCCGGTATTGCTGCATTACCTTCTGCTTCCAGTGCTGGGGTTTCTCCATTTGTAACTTCTAGTACTGGCCTTTCTGTATTGCCAGGCGAAGCCGGAACTGCTGCTCTTACATCTACTACTCCATCTCCCACAGCAAACATTTTTGGCTACATGCCGGGGGAACAAGGCTATTTATCTAATACCCAATTAGGGATGATTGGTGGTACTTCCGCTCTTGGTAGCATGATGCAAGCTGAGCGCAATCGGTTTGGCGTGCCTGGGCAAGAAGATTATGTAAGTTCTTTTGATCCAACTAAATTTAGACGCTCTGAACCTACTTATGCTCCTGAAAGCGTATATCGCCCAGAGTACAGAGACTATAGAACTGCGGCTGAAGGTGGCATTATGCGGCTAGCTAATGGCGGTCCAGTTGAGCGTATGTCAATGATGAATACGGCTATGAACCCACAGGGGGGCTTGTACCCACAGGGTATGATTGATAAAACCCAATACGCTACCCCTACTCAGCGCCCTGTAAGTTCTGAATTAATGGAGACTGCACCAGCCTATCAACGGTCCAATCCCATGCTAATGGCAGAAGGCGGCATTGCACAGATTTTAGAATCCGCTAAAGCTCAGGGTTTAAGCCCAGAAATGTATCAAAACATTTACGGTCGTGGAAATGCCATTATCGAGATGGAAAAACGCCTAAAAGAAGGCAAACCAATGACAATGGCAGGTGGCGGTATTTCTTCTCTAGGAGGGTACTCAGATGGTGGCAGGATGCTTAAAGGTCCTGGCGATGGGATGTCTGACTCTATACCTGGCGTTATTGGTGGAAAACAACCTGCTCGTTTGGCTGATGGAGAGTTTGTGGTCCCAGCGGATGTAGTTAGTCATTTAGGCAACGGCTCTACGGA